AACTTAGAAACTCGAACATGGCCTACAGCTAAAGAGCTATCGAAAGCGGCGCAGCAAATACGAAAAGCCAAGCCTGTTTTTGCAAATCAAAGCAGCGAAAGCGAATGGCTTTTAAACCCGGTTACAATTAACGCAAAGCGCATCCAAGGCGGTCATCCTGTTTGTGAAACATGGTTAAGTGGTAAACGGGCGCAATCAATGCTGGCGACTGGTATGATTACTGAGGCTGATCTTAATCGGTACAAAAAAGCGGCAAGGTTGCAAAATGAGCAAGTCTATGCTTAAATTCAGATACTGTTCTACCAGACAGTCTGCTCTGGTCAACTTGTCCTGTTGTTGACCGCCACCTATGACAGAGGGAAATCCTCCCAAAACTTCCCTCTGTCTTTTTTATTAGCGCACCCTGAAAAGGACGTAAACGATGAACAAACAAAACTGGCCGGCAGATAAAGTGGAACGCAGAAGCATAGGGAGCATCATACCTTATGCGCGAAATAGTAGAACACACAGCGATGAACAGGTTGCGCAAATAGCAGCCAGCATCAATGAGTGGGGTTTTACCAATCCTATATTAATCGACATCGATGGCGAAATTATTGCTGGGCATGGTAGACTTCTCGCTGCGCAAAAGCTCGGTTTAAAAGATGTTCCGTGTATTACCGCTGTTGGGTGGTCTGACGCCCAAAAGAAAGCCTATGTCATTGCCGATAACAAGCTGGGGCTAAACGCTGGATGGGATGAAACGCTTTTAAAAATTGAATTTAAAGAGTTAGGTGATTTAAATTTTAATTTAGAAAAAACTGGTTTTTCTTTGGATGAATTAACTGCATTGTTTGATGAACCAAATTTTGAAGCCGGGACTGAAAGCGAACAAGGAAAATTAGACGAACTTGATCCAAAAATTGTTACTTGCCCACATTGTGCAGCAGAATGGGATTTAAGGGAACATGGCCAAGCATAATCTTAAAATTGATTGGGCTACTCACGAAGCCGCAAAGTATGCTTGTGTAAACTGGCATTACAGCGGTTGTTTGCCTGTTGGGAAATTAGTAAAAGTTGGTGCGTGGGAAAATCAAAAGTTTATTGGTGTTGTTTTGTTTGGTCGGGGTGCAACTCCAAATTTGGGAAAACCATATAATTTAAATCAAACAGAATGTGTCGAATTAGTGCGGATTGCATTAACTAATCACGAAAACGCTGTTTCTCGCATCGCATCACTTGCAATAAAGTTTTTAAAAAAAACTAATAAAAATTTGCGTTTGATAGTTTCTTTTGCGGATCAATCTCAAGGTCACCATGGTGGAATTTATCAAGCTGGAAATTGGATTTATAATGGGCAAGGACACCCCGCAAAATTTTACCGTATTAAAGGAAAGCTAACCCATCCTAGATCATTGGGCGCTAAAGGGTTGGTTCAAAACATTGGCGGCGCTCGTAAACTCGATGAAAATGCAACGGTCGTGGAAGTTCCCGGTAAACATAGATATTTAATGCCACTTGACGCAAAAATGCGTGAGCGTATTGTGCCATTGGCAAAACCATACCCAAAGCGTGTGAAGCAGGCGATGGCTGACAACCAGTTAGAACAGCGGCAGTGCGACACTGACCCACACGCTCCAACACAAAAGGTATGTAATGGCTGATAAAAACAAAGGCGGAAGACCGCGCATAGAATTAACAAAAGCACAAAAGTCAGAAATAAAAACACTGGCTGCGGTTCTAAGCACTGAACAAATAGCTGATTATTTTGGTATTGGGCGGCGCACTTTTTATGACATAATGGAGCGTGATGAAGAAGTTTCCGCACAATATAAAAAGGGAAAAGCAGAAGCCGTTGGCTTTGTTGCTCAAAATCTAATTCAGAAAGCCCGGTCCGGTGATTTAGGTGCGCAAATATTCTATTTAAAAACCCAAGCTGGATGGAAAGAAACGCAAAGGCTAGAGGGCGCGGGTAATGATGGCGAGCACGTTCATGCGTATAAATGGTTAAGCGATGAAGACGAAGACGATTAACTATCGCCCCAGAACGCATCTAAGGCCGTACCATGCGCGAAAGGAGCGCTGGGCGGTTATTGTGGCCCACAGGCGCTTTGGCAAAACGGTTGCGGCGATAAACGACCTGATACGGGATGCACTAACGATACCGCGTAAAAAGGTGCGGGTTGCTTATATTGCGCCGTATTACCGACAGGCAAAGGCTATCGCTTGGGATTACTTGCTGGAATATACCAGAGACATTGAAGGCGCTGTTGCCAATGCAAGCGAGTTGCGTGTGGATTTTCCTAATGGTTCCCGCATACGTTTATTCGGCGCTGATAACTACGATGCTATGCGTGGGCTGTATTTTGACAGCGTTGTATTGGACGAACCCGCTGACTTCCCGGCTAATGCGTGGCCTGTTGTTATTCGCCCCAGCCTTGCCGACCGTAAGGGCCGCGCCACATTTATCGGAACGCCCAAAGGTAAAAACGATTTCTGGGACATTTATCACCACGCACAAAGTGACCCTGATTGGTTTTGCGCGATGTATAAAGCCGATGAAACGGGCGTCTTGGACGATGATGAACTAGCAGAAGCCGAGCGCACGATGGGCGAAGATCGTTATGCCCAGGAGTTTCTTTGCTCATTTGAGGCTGCGATCCAAGGCGCATATTATGCCACAGAAATGAAAAAAGCCAGAGAAGAAAAGCGTATATCAAATGTGCCATACGATCCCGGCGTGGGCGTTGTTACCGCTTGGGACCTTGGTTATTCCGACAGCACAGCTATTTGGTTCGCGCAGTATGTCGGAAAGGAAATACGTTTAATTGATTACTATGAAAGCAGCGGCGTAGGTTTAGATCATTACGCAAAGGCTCTAAGTGAGCGCGGCTACCATTACGATCAACATATTTTGCCACACGATGTAAGGGTTAAAGAGCTTGGCACTGGCAAGAGTAGATTAGAAACTCTGGATGCTCTGGGCATAAAAGACATAGAAATAGCTCCCCGGCTGGGAATAGAGGATGGCATACAAGCTGCGCGTTCTATGTTGAACCGTTGTTGGTTTGACGAAAGCAAGTGTGAGCGTGGCGTTGAGGCTATGCTGCAATATCGGCGTGAGTTTGACGAGCGAATGAAGTCTTGGCGCGGCAGACCTTTGCACGATTGGACTTCACACGGGGCAGATGCGTTCAGATATTTGGCTGTTGGTTATAAGCCCGAAGCCGATTGGGGCGCACCAATCAAGCGCGGATTGCGTGGAATAGCATAATGTGATATTCTGTGATTATAATTCACAGGGTGCATCATGGCAAAAATGACTAAAGCACAAATTGCAAGAGCTAGGGCTATGTCTGAGCGCCGGGGTTCTGCATATCCCAATGCATGGTCAAATTTAAAAGTCGTTAGGGCGGATGCAAAGAAATCCAAGAAAAAACCAGCAAAGAGGAAAGCATAATGGGCTATGGTAAAAAAGGTATGGGTAAGAAAAAAGGCGGCAAAAAGAAATGAAAACTGGTAAGTATTCTTCCGCAGCATCTTTCAAGCCATGTAAAGGCTGCCCAACACCCGGTAAATGCGCAATGGCTGGAAAATGCCTTGCAAAGGGTTAAAGGTTAATTTTTTCCTATGCGTACAAAAGCTGAAAAGATAGCGGCTGCAAAAAAGCGTCATGGGTTCACGGCAGTCAATAAACCGCGCCGTGGTGGCCCAAAGAAGTTTGAAGTCCTTGCTGTTGAGGGCAATGAAGTTAAAAAAGTAAACTTTGGCGATCCCAACATGACCATTAAGAAAAACACGCCAAGTCGAAAAGCATCGTATTGTGCGCGTTCTGGTGGTATAAAGGGCAAGAATAGTAAATTGTCGGCTAATTATTGGTCGCGTAAAGCATGGGACTGTTAGATGGCACTTTCAACTTATTCAGAGCTTAAAACGTCAATTGGTAGTTGGTTAAACCGTGATGACCTTACAGATCAAATACCAGACTTCATAAATTTCGCTGAAAAACAAATGCAGAGGCAAATCCGTCATTACAAAATGGTTGAGCGTTCTTCTGGTGAACTGGACAGCCAATATAGCGCCGTTCCGGCAGATTGGCTTGAAACTATACGTTTCAGTATAACTTCTGGCGATGGCTTCGCTTTACAGCTTACAACTATTAATGATTTAATAACTCGTAGGCAAAACACTAGAAACTCCACTGGAAGGCCTCAGTTCTATGCACACATTGGTGAAAGTTTTGAGCTTTTCCCAACACCTGATGCGGCATACATAATGGAGCTTGTTTATTACCAAGAAATTCCTGCTCTGTCTGACAGCCAAACAACCAACTGGTTACTAACTGATGCGCCTGACGCTTATGTTTATGGTGCTCTAACGCAAGCTGCGCCATTTTTAGGAGAAGATGAGCGTTTGCCAACTTGGGCTCAACTTTATACTTCTGCAATACAAGGCTTAAATAGTTCAAGTGACAGGGCCAAGCAATCAAGCGCAGGGATGCGTATTCAAGTCAACTCTTACTAAGTTCCTCAAAGTAGTGTATAGGGAAGTAAGATATATCTAGGAGACCAACATGAGCTTTTCAGACTACTTAGAAACAAAGGTGCTGGACCATGTGTTTGCTGGCGTTGCATATACTGCCCCCGGCACACACTACGTTGCGCTGTTTACGGCTGCACCGTCTGACAGTGGCGGCGGTACAGAGGTATCGGGCGGCGCTTATGCGCGTCAAACAATTGCCTTCACAACGTCTGGCGACACAACGTCAAACAATGCGGCGGTAGAGTTTCCAACAGCCACAGCCAACTACGGCACGGTTACGCATGTGGGCATCTTTGATGCTTCCTCTGCTGGCAACTTGATGGCATGGGCTGCACTAACATCATCTAAAACTATTGAAACGGGTGACGTGTTCCGCATTCCAAGCGGCGACCTAGACATCACGCTTAACTAGGAAATGAATAATGGCCTACGGTCAGGGTAATTACAGCACATGGTTCTACGGGGTTGACGGCTCATACGTTGATGCGTCCGCCTCTATTTCTGCGTCTGCAACTACCACGGCTGAGGGTCAGGTTACAGTTAAAGGCGCTGCGGCACTAACGGCTGCAAGCGTAACGGCTGTGAGCTATTTGCGCGTTGTTGAGCGAAGCGTACCGATTAACGTACTGGCGGAGATGGTGCCGATTGGATCGGTTAATGCGGCTGGCTCTGCGACCGTCACCCCATCGCTTACGGTTACAGGTGGCGCAATCCGCGTTGCACAGTCTAGCGTACAGGTAAGCC